GTTTCCCAGTCACGATCGGCTGTCACTACAGTCCAATTCTATCGCTTCGCGATCCAGCACCCTGAGCAAAATGAAGCGCCGAGGCTCTGGCATACAATCTACGGCAATTCGCGCCACCAAGCTGATGTCCTCTAAATCGGACACTCCTCGGAGGGCTGCCTGTCCCATCGCAAAGAATCCAAGGTTCTTCATGATGCGAAATGGGCCTTCTGGGGCTGCTGGCAGCACCAAGGGCTTGCCTTTGGCGTACATATCGCGCTCAGTCGGCGTTCTCGCCCGCGCTGCGAAAGCCGCAAGCTGCGAAATGCGGAAAATGGTGTCTTTACTCAGCTGTACGCTGTTTTTGGTCTCTTCACACGCTTTGAGAGCCGTTTCGTAGGCGATATGCAGCTCTCGCTGGACCGCAACCTCGCTGCCAGCCGTCAGGAAGGCATTAGCGGCCAGAGCAGCCGCATCAACGCCATCGGCAAAGCCGAAGCGTAGCTTCAGGCACCGCTCGCCCAATTGGCTCGCAAACGCCCGATGACGGTCAATGGCAGGCGTAATTCCCATAATCATGCATGCTTTGCCGCTCCACGACCGTTTGATGCCGTTTCCATACGAAGACTCGATGTTGCCATCGTAGACTTCCCGAAGTTGGGCGTAAATCTCGCCCTGGCCAAACGGATTACCCGCCAACAGCGTACTCAGCTCTTTGACGATCAAAAAAGGCCGTTTGCCGAGCCGTGTCAGCATGCTGGGATCGCTGCCCTGTGGCCCATAGGATCCACTAATAAGGGTGTGTGGCGTGAGCTTGGAGAGGATTTCGGCCCCCTCAATACCCACAAGCGGCTCCAGCGCAAAGGTTTTGCCCATACTCGGCGCTCCGACGAGTTCGAGCCAGACGGCCGGCCCCTCAAACGCATTCGCCACCACCGTAGCCAAAACCGCCTCCACAACCTGGCTATCCAGGCTGGGAAGGCGGCTCTCAAGGACATCGGCAACGGGTTGGAAGGGCACAGCGAGGGCTTGCGTCTCAGTTTTCGGTTCAGACACGCATGGGGTTCTCCTGCCGCCGGGGGCGGTATGAGGTTAGAGGAAGTTTGGCACGATCCGGGCGGGGATTGAACCCGCATTCTCCAGCGTGATAGGCTGGTTGCCTTTCCGTATCGCACACCGGACCATCAGAGGTAGAGGACTGGAACCCCTTTCACCGGAGCCACAATCCGGCGCTTCACCGGTCAAAGCTTACCTCTGGGATAGAGAAGGCCAGACTCGAACTGGCACCCCCGTGGTCCCAAACCACGTGCTCTAGCCATTAAGCTACTTCTCTGCGGGCTTGAAAACTAACACCTTTGCAGCCTCACCGCAACGAAAAGACCCCACCTTTCGGTAGGGCCTCTCTCGCTAAGGAATTGCACGCAACCCGAAGTGGTTGCTGGCACTAAAGTGCTGCCTGGAGGTCAGTTTGTCAAGAGCTTTGTCCACTCTGTGGTGGAGATGGATTGGAAGACTTTGCCCACATTCAGTGTGGATGGCATGGTCCTTTACCCATTGAACAACTTCGCGCAGCAATGCCTGGGCTTGATTGCGTTGTTGAACGTGTTCCCAATTAGTTTCCGACCATTGTGCCTCCCGGCTGAGACCCATGTCTCGCTCTTTTTCACACGCCTCCAGGGCATCCAGAAGGCGTTCCAGTTTATTGACAGAGCAGGAACCGGCAATTTTGGCCTGTCTCAACCATTCTTGCCTTTCTTGAGGACTTGGATTGGTCATTGCTCGTTGTCTCCGTCAATTCGCCCGGCGATATAGCCAATTGTGATACCAAATACAAAAATGAGCACTGAATAGATCATTTGTGGTCTCTGATGTCCTTCAAAACTGCCAGAATCTCTTGCAGAAGATAGTAGACATCCTCAATATCCAGTCCTGGTGGACTCATGTCATGCATTCTGGCGTTCCTCGGGGCTGGGGCTAGTCATCGGCGTGCAACCGTTCCGCTCGCTCGTTACATGCGACATACAACGCACAGGCCGAAAGCAGGGTTGGGAAACTCCATTCTGTAATCGCAGACACCAGCCACGCTGCCCCAGCCAACCCGCCATAATAGACAAAAGTTGCCAAACCAGTCCACGAAAAGACGCGTGTCTTCTCACTCATGATGATCGCTCCTCGTCGTCCCGCAGCTTTCCTACGATTTGACATATGGTGTTACAGGCCAAGCAAAAGCAAATGCCGCCATGTGTTGTCTGGTAGTATTCTGACAGGACTTCCGCAGCTTTAAGGGCCTGTTTGCGTGATGGTTTCTTCACGGTCGCTCCTCGATGCGCCAGTTGGGCCAGAGGGTGTCGAGTGTATCAATCACACCCTTTTCAACATGAGCGTAGGCGGTATGTCCAACGCACTCCTTCAACGCCACCAGCGCCCGGTTGCGCTCTCGACGATCATCTTGAGCGACCGCATCAAGCGCGGCGGCTTTGTGTTTGTATGTCTCAAGCTCCTGCCGCAAGTTCTCAGCGGCTTTGCAGTGCATGTCGTTTGTATTTTTCTCATGCTCTAAGGTCTGCCGCAAGCGCTCGTTCTTGGCCCGTAAATCCACAATCTCACAGCCGTCACACTGATTGCCAGGCGTACATCGACTGCATTGGCTCTCGCTCATTCCTGCCCCCGGTCGTGCTGGAACCATGCGTGTTCTTCACAGAGGCGTTGCCCATCACGCAGCCCACACCCCATCTGGACGGCGAGAGTTTGTCGGTCTTGGCCTTGGTGACGCACCGTCACGGTAGTCAAGCGTGGCCCACAGACAATGCGGTATACACGGTCAGGAAGCGCTGCCAACGCATGGTGCTGTGTCGGGTGATAGTGCCATTGTAATCTCATCACTCCCTCCATTCGCGCACTGGTCGGCGATGACAGGCCAGGCTTGATACTGGCTAAGTGGCAACACATCGGGTTCAGGCTAGCCGTACTGCCCACTTGGCGCCCAATCGCCTGCGTGTCCTTCCACGCCGCTGCCACCACCGACCAACTTTTGCTGGCTGAGCGAGGGTGGATTCACACCACCGAAAGGATCACCATGGCTCCCCCTCTTGAGCAATTCAGAGCCACCCGAATTGCCCGGCCGTTATGCCGGCTCGCCCATGTGCCCCTACAATACCATCCCGGCCAGCCCAACGCAACCCCAACCTGGCACCAAAAAAAAAAACGGGCTGAGATTACGCCCGTTACGTTGCCGCTTTTGAGAGATTACCCAGACCCATATCCCAGAGTCCAGTTGCCCTCGTATCCACGCCGCTGGCCGAAGCCACACGAACGTCCGACAACATGGCTGCCTTTTTGAAGAGGCGGCAGTGCCTCTATCACCACTCACAGATCGACACTTTCCGTTCCCCGAGGGTTGCAGTCCTCATTAGGTGCCCGCTAGGGTCCAGGTGCTGGTCCATATCAAGAGTCGTCAGCCTTGGGAGCCTCTGACTCGCTCTGTTAGCCGAAGCCCAGAGCATTAAGCCACTGTTTGCGAATGGCTGGCGGTGTCTTTCCGTTTTTCCGAAATTGCATTCGGTGCTTAGGCAGGACTCGAACCTGCAACCCATAGTACCTAAAACTATTGCTCTACCAATTGAGCTATAAAAGCAGTACCTACGATAACGAGCACCGCCGGTTGTTCCCTTGCCTTTTGGGCAACAGAATGCAACTCGCTATCTATCGTTCAGGCCAAGTGCGCCCTACTAAATGGCTGGTCGCGGACCGTGAGGTGCGCTATAGCTGCTGGCTAGGCTTTCTCTACTTTTGAGTCAACCAGACCAACTTCTCTTTCTCCTCATACGTGCCCTACGTTTGATCGCACCAAGTGCTCGGCTTTCACCCGTTAGTAGAACAGCTACAGTTAGCCACTGCTCCGTTTTCTTGCCGTAGATCACTATACAGACCTGCCAAGAGCTGATCTGAATAGGAGTCAGTTTGCGTGCATGAACCCGCTCCGAAGAGAGGCGCCGGGATAAGTAGGCTTCCCAGCCTTTCCAACCTTGCGATTGGCTATTCTAGAGACCACACGCGGCCATTTCCAACGATTTTCAAAGAACGAGGCCAATATAGGGTTTTGGTAGCAGCCTGTCAACCCTCGCTTGCATTTAGGCCAGCCTAAAGCTATATTGAGGGGTGCCAAAGACTTCCGCCAAAAAGGACCCAGCCGAACTCACGCCCGCCGAGCACGCGGTCCTCACGATGGATCCCGATCTCAGCCAAGCCAAGCAGCTCCTTCCGTGGGAGCTGGCCTTCGCGGAGTGGTACGCCAAACTGCCCCGAAATGCTCAGATGTACGAACAGGTCGAGGCCGCTAACCGCTTCTGGCAGAAGACGTTAGACCCCAACGCTCCCATCGAGCACGAAATCACCGAAAAGGACCTCGTTAGCCTTCGGTCGCGCAAAGCCTTCCGTAACCACGTAAAAATAGTCCGCGCTGGCGGCTACAAAGCCGCCCGGCGCCTGCTCAAACAATACGCACCTGACGGCGTGGCAGCGCACTTCCGAGGGCTCCAACTGGCCGAAGCGGCCAACGATTACAACGTCATCCCGAAGTATACCGTGCCGATTATGCGTGAGGTCAGCCAGGCCGCAAAAAGTGGTCAGGCGGTGGCAGCCGTCCAAATCAACATCACGAGCAAACAGCAGGATCTCATTGAGGCCAAAAAGCTGCCGAGTGTGCAAGTGGAAGAGATGGAGTGTGAGGTCGTGGAAGAGTGAGAGAGCTAATCTTTAGTGCCAGAAAGAAAGACTTCCGCATAGACACATTTCGTGCTGGCGGCAAAGGTGGGCAGCACCAGAACAAGACTGATTCTGGTGTCCGCATCACACATATTGAAACTGGCTTATCCGCAGAATGCAGAGATGGCAGAAGTCAGCATGATAACAAAAAGAAGGCTTTTCGTAAACTAGCTGCCAAGCTGGTAGAATATGTAAAGCAAGTTGAGCGCCAGGTTGATTTAGAACGCTCCAACGAGGTAGTACGCACCTACCATGCGGTAGACAATAGAGTAAAAGACCACGCCACCAATAAGAGAAGCACCTACAAAGCGGTTGTTGATGGTGATGGTTTGGAAGAAATGATCACAGCAAGAAGGCTTGTGCGAGAGTGAAGCTCAACCTCACCGAAGGCTCCGATGACTGGAAGAAGATGCGGAAGCGCAGCCGGGACCTCTTCTGGTTTAACTCGGTCGTCCTGGGCTTCGCCAATGTCTTTCCACTAGAGGAGGAGACCCATCTCGTTATCCATCGCTTTATGGAGCGAAATACCGGGAACCGGGATCTCGACGAGAGCCCCGTCCAGCTTCTCATGTGGCCACGTGAGACCGGAAAAAGTACGTGCGGCACCGTCGGGTACGCCATCTGGTTGGCCGTCCACCATCCCGATATCGCCATCCTCATCGCCAACGAGGTCGAGGAGACCGCCAAAGACTTCATTAAAGCCATCAAATGGCATTTTCAAGCCAACGAATTGCTTCGGGCCCTCTTTCCAGAAGTCATCCCTCCCGACTTCGCCAAGGTCGAATGGAGTGCGACCCGCGCCACTCTCCAACGCTCCACCGGCCGGCCCGAAGCAACCTTTGACTGCGTCGGCGTCGGTGGCACCAAAGTCGGCAAACACTTCGACGTGATTATCTGTGATGACCTTGTGACCCTGAAAGCGGCCGAGAATGCCCGCCGAGCCTCCAAGAATCAGGCGTTTGCCGAGACCAACCGCTGGATCAACCAGCTCCAACCAATGCTCTCCAAGGCCGCCGAAGCCAAGATGGGCCCAGGCTTCCCTTTTATTCGTTTTATCGGCACGCGCTGGTATCCGGGTGACAGCTACGAACACATTGAGACCGCCTTCGGGTATGACAACGAGCCCAAGCAGTACCGCCTCTCAGCCAAGTTGAGCCAGGGCGACCAAGCCGGCAAAACCGTGAGCCGCGTGGTAACCCGCCAGGGCGATCTCAGCATCATGAGACTCGCTGGTCGCGAGAACGGCAAGCCAACCTTTCCCAAGATCTGGGACGATGACCGTATGCAGAAGCTCCAGTGGCAGGACCCGGAGCTTTTCGCCTGCAACATCATGAATAATCCGGCTGATGCCGCCGTCCGCACCTTTCAGGATGACTGGCTTCGGCATTGGCGCTATACCGACAGTGACAAGACCCAACTGGCCTACACGCTGGACGACGGCAAAGTACGGCACGTCAAAACTGACAACTTGCTGAAGATTGCTGTCACCGACCCGGCCTTCACGGCGAACTCAGCCGGAAGCAGAGCGGCCATCATCGTACTCGGCAGCGATATGACGACCGGCAAGCACCTCGTCCTCGATGTTTCCGCCGCCCGGAAGGACCCCAAGGACAATCTGGAAGACTTCGTCAACATGATCCAGAACCACGGCGTCCGCCGAGCCTTCGTGGAGCTTGCCGGCCAACAGTTGGCCTACTTCCAGTGGATTGAGCAGGAACTGCACACTCGCGATATCCAGTGCCTACTGGAAACTGTCAAGCCCGGTGGCCGCCAAAAGGATGTCCGCATCCAAGCTCTCCAAGTGCCCTTCAAGAACGGTGATGTGTACGTCCACAGCTCACACAGCGATTTGCTGGACGAGTACCAGCAGTGGCGCCCAGGCGCCCCAACCGCTGATGTCCTCGACGCGCTCGCCTACGCCATGGAAGCCGCCCCCAAGCGCCAGAAAGCTGGCCGCAGTGCCCAAGAGCGCCTGCGCAAGCAACTCAACTCGTACCACCAGCGTCGGGGCATGGCTCCGGCCCCCATGTTTGTCAACTAGAGGATCTCACTATATGCCCAAGCCCAAAACACTGACCGCCCTCATCGCTGGCACGGTGGTCGCCATCCTGCAATACGCCAGCACCCTCCTGATTGCCGGCGAGCCGGTCTCTTTCGGCGTGACCGTCGGCAAATTCATTAGTATCGCCATCACCACCGGCCTCGTCACCCGCCTGAGCAACGAACTGGTCGCCAAGCTCCCGCTAGACCAGGATAAGGCACCGCTCTAATGCCACTAGAGCAAGTCCGCTGGGGCGAACGCCGCAAAGAATTCTTCCGCACGTGGATCCACTACGAGGTGGAACGCGCCCTCTCGGCCCGCAGCACGGCCGAGAAGGAGTGGCGGGACTTCGACCGCCAATATCACGCCCCAACGGAAGATCAGAAGGCGCACTTCCCGTTTGAGGGTGCCCACAACTTTACGTTCCCGCTCACCGCCATGCACACCGACCCCATCATGGCGATGTACTTGGGCAACATTTACCAGTCGGACAACATCTGGACGACCCAAGCCCTCAACGAACGCTGGGTGAACACCGCGAAGCCCCTCCAAGACTACCTAACATTTCTTGACAGGTTGCTGCTCAAGATGTGGGACGTGGGCTACCGTGCGACCCGCGAGATGGCCCTCCTCGGCACAACCGTCTACAAAACCACCTGGCTCTGGGAATCCAAGAACATTCGGGCCTACGATGCCAACGGCAACGCAACAACACAACCGCACGTCACCTCTCGGCCAGTGGTGGACCACGTCAACCTTGCCGACTTCCTTGTTCCACCCGAAGCTCGCTCCGAAGACCCCGACATGCAAGCCGGTGCCCAGTGGGTCGGCGAGCGCCATCGCTTGCGCCTAGCCCAACTGAAGCAAATGGCTGTTGGTCAGGCGCCCTTCCTACCCAACTTTGACAAAGAGGCTACCGAGATTGTTGCACGGCACTTCGAGTCTAGCCAGACCGATGCCGAGGCCAACAACCAGAACCTGAACCGCGTCTCCGACGAAACCAGCCACCTGCTGGAGTCGAAGCCCGTAGAAATCTGGGAAATCCATGCCCGATTCGACACCAGTGGCAACGGCATCGAGGACGATGTCATCGTATTCTATCACCACCGCTCCAAGCAGATCCTGCGTGCCACATACAATTGGCACCCTGGTGGTCGCCCCTACGACGTTGCTCGATACCTGAGAACGGCGGGCTTCTACGGGATGGGCATCGGCGCCCAGACCAAGATGTTCCAGAACACCATCAGCAATGTCCTGAATTTCGATCTGGACAAGTTGCTGCTCACGCACGCCCCGATGTGGCAGGCGCCCGAGGGGGCCAATCTGCTGCCCGACGAGCCCATCTTCCCTGGCAAGATCTGGTTTACGCCGCCGGGCGAAGATGTCAAGCGCCTCGCGTTTGACAGCCCCGGCAACTTCGACATCATGCAAATGATGGAGTTCTTGCAGCAAACCGCCCAACAGCGTGACGGGTTGACGGACCTCCAACTGGCGGGCTTGCGGCAGCTTCCCTCGCGGACGCCGGCCACCACCGTCAACTCCTTGATGGAGCAGTCCGTCACCCGTTTTGACATGAGTATTAAGGATCTGCGCCAAGGTGCCCTCTCCAATGTGGGCCTGAAAGTGCTGCAGAACCTCCAGGAACAAACCCATAACTTCCAGAACAACCCCCTCTTCGCCCAATACAGCGAACTTGCCAAGCAAGTGCTGGGTGAGCCCGAAGGGAGCTTTGCCGCCGCTGCCCTCAGCGTGCCGCAAGAAGCCATTGAGCTAGGCGTCGGTGTCAAGCTGACCGCCACCTCGGGCTCCAACAACAAGGAAATTGCTCGCCAGTCCAAGCTCATGCTGCTCCAACTCGGGAGCCAGATGGGCCAACAGTTCATTCAACTGGCGCAACTCATTCAACAGGGAGGTGCCGCTGGTGCAGTGGCTCAACAACTTTTTGAGGGCGGTACAACGCTTCTCACGCAGGTTCTTTCGGAGTTCGATGTCACCAATCCCGAAGAGTTTGTACCCAATCTTCAGGCTCTCCAAGGAGCCCAAGCCACGATCCAGCAAGGATTTGGAGGTCCTGCCCAGGGTGTACCTCAGCCGAACGGCGCTGGGGGCGCTGGCCTCTTTACGGGACTCTAACGACTTCCACACCTTTCTGGATGTCCTCAATTTTGCCGCCATCAACCTAAATGAGCGGCTTCTCACCGCCAACCCAGACAAAGCTCTCCTGATGCGGGAGCGGGTTGTCGCCTATCGCGATGTCCACGACATGGTGGACCGCATACTCACACACGCAGAGGAACATGAGCAACGAGCCGCAGAACGCGAACGAGCCCAACGAGCCCAATCCGCCGAGCCAGCCTCCGACTGGCGGGACATCGGATCCCCCTACGCCAACGCAGGCCGCTGAGCCGGCTCCGGCAGCAACCCAGTCAGCACCGGATCCGAACGCACCGGTATTTGCGCCGGGCACACCAGGTATCCCCAGTTATTTGCAGGGTAAAAACGCTCAACAAGTGGCAGAAGTCTTGGGCCAGCTGGATCGGGCCGTGGTCACGGGCCAGACAATCCAGATGCAGCCAGCCACACCGCAACCGCAGTACCAGCAACCAGCCGCGCAACAGGCCCCTCAACAGAATGCTCCTGCTGGTCCACCTCCGGCTGATCTCTGGATTAGCGATCCGGGCCTTGCTGCCCAACAGCAGCAAGCCTATATAGAGCAACGACTTACGGCCCAGGTCCAGCCCACGCTCACCCAAAACTTCCAGTCCAATGCCCAGATGGCCCGCCAACTGGCCGTCCAAGCCAACGGCGATGCCTTCAACCGCTGGGGCCACGAGATCGACATCGCCATGAACAGCATGCCGGTTGAAAGTCGTACCTTTGAGATGTACCAGCAGGCCGTGGAACTCATCAAAGGCCGCCATTCGGAAGAACTCGTCAACGAGCGTGCCGAAGCCCTCGCTAAGGAGCGGCTAGAGCAAATGGCAGCCGGGACACTCCGCTCCGGCAGCGCCGCTGACGGGGCTAGCGCGTTGCCAGACAATGTGTTAGATTTGGAGTCAGACGCAGTACAGTTGAAAGTTCGTGAGGACTTCCATCACAACCGCATCGACATGGCAACCGTAGATGAATTTCTGCGGACCCGCCGCCCCTACGGGAATATTCCCATCGAACAGGCTAGAGAGAAGTATCTCACGGCCATCAAAAACAAGCAAGCCTCCACAGCGGAGGTCAACTGATGCCCAACGAACGCAACGTCACTGACACCGGTGCTCCCAGAGTCCAGGCCACCCCGGCCACCATCTTTGGTGACGCTTCGCAAGAGGCGATTGAGCGCCCCGATGTCAGCATGTTTGATTTGCCAGGAGTCACTGAGAAGCGCCGAGCACTAGAGCTTGCCCGAGCACGCGGACAAGCCGTTGACGGCGTCGACCCTCGAGAATCCCTGGATCACCGTTTCCACTTTGTCCGCACGGCCAACGAGGCCAGCGGAATGGCCGGCCGAGAGGGCGAATTCCGCTCTAACGGTTACGAGCCCGTCAAGTGGGACGAAGCAAAAAAGCTCGGCTTCACCGCCGATCCTTCCTTGGGCCATGTCAAAGGCCCAGATGGCACCATTCGTGTTGGCGACACAGTCTTAATGGCTGCGCCCGCTGAGATGGCTGCCGCCAACCTGATTCGCCACCAGCGCCGAACGGAGCGTGCGGCGAACTCGCAGTTCCGTAACCTCCAAGCACGAGCCGCCGAAATGGGCACCGCCGTGCAGATCATCGAAGACGAGCCCAGGGACAACGCCCGCTAAGCTCTCTCAACTCAACAACTTAGAACCGAAGAAGGAGGGGCACACTTATGCCTCCGCAATATCCTGCTTTGGGATTCCGGTACGTTGAGGGACCAAACAACGTCCGCTGGTCAACCGTTAGCTCCACGGCCACGTTTAAGGCGGGTAACCCAGTTACCCTGTCTGATGTCGGTCGAGCGCTAATCGAGTCTGACTCGGGCTCCACCACAATCTACGGTATCGCGCTGAGTGATGCTGCGGATTCGCTGGGCAGGCAGCTCTCGGGCAAAATCCCTGTACTCGTTCCCGAAGATACCACGGTCTTTGCCGCTCGCGTCCAGACGGGCGTGGCCGCCGCTGTGCTCGAAACTGGCGAATGCTTTGACATCGAGAAAGATGGCGACTACTTCCGCGTGGACACCGACTCAAAGGCCTCAGCTCGCGTTGTCCTGGTTGAACGTGGCACCTCTGGCATCCCCTACGATTCCGTAGATTCCAGTGTCCACTGTCAGTTCTTGCGCGACGTTATCGCACCGTTTGCTTCGCATTCCTCGCAGAAGCTCGGACTCTAGGAGATAAACAATGACTGTATTTCGCAATCAGTTTATCCCCCTTCTTGAGCCCATCTTAGACGATGTGCGGAACGACGACAGCTTCCCACGTGCCCCCGAAATGGGCGCACAGCTGTACGCACGCACCAAGACATCGACTAAGGCCACCGAAACGGTGTTTGAGCGGGCCGGGTTGGGGGCCCTTCAGGAGAAGCCTGAAGGCCAAAAGATCACCTTCAGCGATCCGATCTCGGGCGAAGAGCTGAAGTTCACGCACATTCGCAGAGCCCTGGCGTACCAAATTACGCAGGAAATGCTCGACCATGACCAGTTTGACGAAATTGCCAAGCTGGAACGCGATCTTCAAATCGCGCTGGACTACGACGTGGAACGGCGCCGGATGCTCTTGCTGAATAACGGCTTTGGCACCACGAATGATGGTGGGTTCCGAGCTGATGGGTACGACGGGCTGGCCCTCTTCTCCACGGCGCACACGCGCCTGGACGGTGGGCCGACGCAACGGAACCGCCCGAGCACCGATGTCAACCTCTCCTGGGTTGCGCTGGCTGATGCCAGGCAGCAGTTCAAGAGTTGGTTCGATCACCGGGGCCGGGAAGTCACGAGCGTGCCGTCGCAGTTGTGGGTCTCGCCGGCTGATGAGTTGACCGCGATGGAGCTTGTCCGGTCCACGCTGAAGCCTGGTACGGCCAACAACGAGATCAACGCCATCCAAGGCGACTTCCAGATCATGGTCTCCCAACTCATTGACGACACCAACAGTTGGTATGTCATGGGCTCCGACATGGATACCATTTGGTATTGGGATACCGGCGGGCCACGCACGGCCAGCATCATGGAAGATGACCTGCGAGAGATCGTGGGCCGCAAAGCGGTCCATGGCAACTCGAATGGTCACGGCCATTGGTTTGGCACATATGGGTCAAGCGGTGTCTCGTAAGCTATTACACTTCAACTTAGGAGGCTGTAATGGCTGACGTTCTGAACACGCCGTACTTGGGACAAGGACCCACGACGACCGACAATATCAATACGCGGTATGTTGGGTCCAGTTCCGATGCGACCGAAACGGTAGAGAACCCACGGGACTATTCTTCGGTTGCCAGCTTCTCGGATCTGGTGTCGTCTACGGCGACACTGGATCTGGCCTCGGGCACGCTCCTGTCAGATGTGACGACAGCGAGTGCCACGAGTGCCACCAACGCTGACAACCAACTCCAACTCATGGAGTCCACGAATACGAACGTCACACTCATCTACCGTTCGGGTAATACGACATATCACTGGGTTAGCTCTGCTGGCTCAGTAGGTTAAGGGGGTGCATTATGGGTAATCACCCTCCCTCGCGCCCCATTGTGCTGTTGGATAGCACCTCGGCGAATAGTAGTACGTACACGTCGTCAGCGCATCTGGCGGCGAGTTACGACCAAGCACAGTCGATTTCGGTGGAAACCGTCACAGCTGCCGCCTCACGCTTCACCGTCCAAGGGACGCTCGCAGATGGTCTGAACGAAGCGATCCCTGCTGGGGCCTGGAGCGAC